GTAAGACACCTAAGACAACAAAAGAGATGAGTCCAGCGGAGAAAGCGAGGTTTAAAAGAGAAAAAACTAGTAGTGCTAAGATAAAATATCAACATAAACGTAGAAAAACTACCAAAAGGAGTAAAAAATGACTGAAATCACATCAGAAATGCTCGACATCATCGAAAAAGTCAAAGGCAAACGAAATCCTGCCCTCTGGGACCCCAGATGTGAACAATATCAAGCAAAAATGTCAAAAGGTACTGTAAAAAAGTCAACTACAAGTTAAACTATTTATAAATACTCTTTTTTCTTAGGACAATGGCATTTATTCGTGGAGAAGAAGGGGCTGTTAAATTTAAAAACAGTTCTGGAACTGCTGAAGCAATCGTATCTACTACTGGTTGGTCGCTTGATATAACAAAAGACACATTAGATGTAACTGCTCATGGAGCTACATCAAGATCATTTATTGGTGGTTTAATTTCTGGATCAGGCACTGTTGATTTTCTTTATACAGCAGCTACTGGTAATGAAACTGCAAACTTATTAGTTGATGTTTTAGCAACAGAAGACGCAGGTGACGCAGTATTTGAGTTATTTTTACAAGATAATAGTGGATCTTCAGACAAAAAAGTAACTTTTACTGGAGTTGTTACAGGGACTAGTCTAACTGCTACAACAGGTGATTTAGAAACAGTTAGCGTTAGTTTTATAACTTCTGGTGCTATAACTGGCACTTCCCTATAATGCCTAAAGGTTCTTATTCGGCAAAACAACGTAAATTAGCTGCGGTTGCTCCTCCTAGAGATAAGATCACTGGTGCTGATCTAAAAAAGCTTAATGCTAAAAAGAAAAAGAGGAAAAAGAAATGAAGAAAAAAGAACTTACACAGAGGCAGAAGGATGCTTTAGCAAATCATAAGAAGAAGGGGACTCATAGTGTACAACACATGAAAATAATGAAAGAAGAGATGTTAAAAGGTAAGACATTTATGCAAGCACATGCAATCGCTATAAAGAAAAAAGGAAAGTAATGCCAAAAAGAAAAGGAGTCAGTTTATCAATAGGAAGAGGAGAAAAGTCCAAGAAGGGAGGACTGACTGCTAAAGGACGAGCAAAATATAATAGAGCTACAGGAAGTAATTTAAAAGCACCAGTAACCAAGAAAAAAAATTTAACACCAAAAGAAAAAGCAAGAAGAAAGAGTTTTTGTGCAAGAATGAAAGGAGTTAAAGGTCCGTTAAAAGATAGTAAAGGCAGACCTACAAGAAAAGCATTAGCATTAAGGAGATGGAGGTGCTGACATGACTTACTCTTTACCAGGAATGTTTAGAACAAGTATCACCTCCACCAGTTATTTAGGTGGTACAGATAGTCCTTTCACTCGTAATCGTGCGGTATTAGATATGGTTAAGGGTTGGGAGATAATGAAGGCTGTGACAGAGGGAACAGAATATCTTCGTGATAACAGTGAAGCTTTCTTGCCGTTAGAACCGAGAGAAGATTATGACGCTTATCTTGCAAGAGTTAATAGATCAGTATTCAGTCCTTTTACGCAAAGATTAATAAGAGCAGCTACAGGTCTTGTTCTTCGTAAACCAATAACATTAACTGGTGATCCTTATTGGACAGAGATGTTTAAGATGGACGTTGATGGTTGTAAGTCAGATTTAGATGAATACGCAAGAAGAGTATTGATGTGTTCATTAACTTACGGTCAAAGTCATATCCTTGTTGATTATCCTGCACCTTCTGGTGCGGTTAGTCTCGCAGAAGAACGTCAGCAGAATCGTAGACCATATTGGATTGAGATAGATCCTACAAATATTTATGGTTGGAGATTAGATAGAGAGTCGAATTATGGAAATCTTATACAGGTAAGGATTGCAGAGAAAGCTGTATTACCTGATGGCGATTTTGGTGAAAAGATATACGATCAAATGAGAGTTATAGAACCTGGGAGGTATCGTGTTTTTAGGAAGAAGGAAACAGTCGAAGATATGTACGAAGAGAATGACGGTGCTTATTCTGGGAATATGTCTAGTCCAGCAGGTGAAAAGGAT